TCACACCGCCAACCCCTGCAAAGCCGCAGGCGTCACCCCGTCAGCATACACCCCCGGCAAAATATCCAGGCCTCCACAGCGAAGAATCCTGCATACAGCCTCAGAACAATTGACTGTAACCTCGCCATCGCCAGGAAGTTGCAAGGCCTGTAATCTCTCTGATACCGCCATTTATGCAAACTATCCAGCCATAAGGTGTATTCAATAGCCGCTTTGCTCAAGCTCTGACTCTTCAATATTTGGCACATCAACAGTAATAATAGTAGTTTTATGGCCATCGTATGCGGTCCGTGGCGATTTAATAAAACCATTGTCTAACGCCTCCAGGATATGGTCCAGCATAAAAATAGCGGCATGACTTGGGTCTGCTCCTGCCCCTTCTACTGCATCAATTATGCGACCAAATGTTGTCTCGGGATATGAAAATAAAACATTTACCTTCATTATGTATACACCTCCCCCAATACAAAAATAGGCCCCGATCAATTAAGACCGGGCCTAAAACTATTACTTCATTTTCAAGTTTAGCAATTGTTTTGGTTACCGCCTCGGCTAATGCATTGGTAATAAGGTCAGACAACTAACTCAAAAGCGGTAATTCACCTATTCCATTTCACATTCCACATCTGTGCCGTCAAGCAAACTTACAATCAATCGCCCGCCGTTATAAACCGTTATCTTCTCTACCAATGCAAAATATAAATCTATGTCAAATTTATCAATTACCCCAGCCTTTGTTAAGATTCCAATAAACTGTTTCGCCTTATATCTTTGAAGCAAATTATCGCTCCACAAACGTTCCTGCCACTTACATATGAAGTAATCCTTATTTTCAACCAGCGTATTAAATACATCAACGAAAGCCTGATATAAAACCCCATCATCAATATGCTTGCTTTCACACCCCTTTTTCCCTTTCCCAGGATACTTCCCGTTGCATTGCCAAACCAACCTTCTAAGCCTTTCATCAGTAGAGTTCCAAACCTTCCTGCCAAAAATCTGGCCGCAAGTACCGCAGATGACTCTGCCTGCAAAAGGATTAGTATTTGTTGCATATTCAAGTTTCTGAATACCATGCTCTACCGCATAAGCTTTTCTGCGCTCCATCTCAAGCTGCACCGCTTCCCACATATCCTTATCAATAATCGCCGGATGACTATCTTCTACATAATATTGCGGTACTTGTCCATTGTTTTCTGCCCGCTTTTTGCTCAAGAAATCAACGGTGTAGGTTTTCTGCAATAAGGCGTCGCCTTTATACTTTTCATTAGTAAGCATTTTTCGAATACTGCCCTCATACCACTTAGGCTTGCCGTGCCAGTTTGGCACCCTATCAAATTGAAGGTCTCTCGCTATTCGATTGGCCCCTTTACCGTTAAGAAATTCCGTATAAATCCGTTTCACTATTTTCGCCTGTTTGGGATTAATAACAAGATTTCCACTAACATCTTTGTCATAACCTAAAAACTTAGTATGGTTGATTTGAAGTTTTCCTTGCTCAAATCGTCTTCGAATGCCCCAGGTTGAGTTTTCCGATATCGACCGCGACTCATCTTGCGCAAGTGAGCTTAAAATCGAAAGCAAAACTTCTCCTTTGCTATCGAGAGTTTTTATATTTTCTTTCTCGAAAAATACTTCTATATTTAATTCTTTTAATAACCGCACAAAAGTTAGTGTATCCAGAGTATTTCTGGCAAAGCGGGATATAGACTTCGTTATGATCATATCAATCTTTCCGGCCTTACAGTCTTCGATCATCTTATTAAATTGCTCACGTTTTTTGGTATTGGTACCGGTAATGCCAGCATCGGCGTAAATTCCGGCCAATTCATAATCTGAATGTCCCTGTATATAGGCGGTATAATAACTTACTTGCGCCTCATAACTCGACAACTGCTCCGCTTGGTCTGTCGACACCCGACAATACGCAGCCACTCTTTTCTTAATTGGCATAAGATTTTCCGCTAGGCTGGTTCGGTTAGCTCTGGCAGGTATAACGGTAATGCTTCTGGCCATTTTTATTCACTTCCTCAACTACAGTTTTTTGTTTTATCGTAAGTCCGCTTACAACCGAATCCTCAATTACGGTGCCCACGCAAGCTTGTTTGCCGTTTTTAACATAGTTACTGCATTGCCAAACAATCTTTTTACAATCATATTTACTGTTCCACACCCGGCGGCGTAAGGCTTCCCCGCATTTACTGCAGTAAAGCATTCCTGTTAGTGAGTAACGATTTTGATACTTTTCCTTTATCTCCGCAACATTGCCTTTGGCCTTGCCCCTAAGCTGCAGTTGCCGCTGTACCTCATCCCATAGTTCTTTCGTCACTATGGGCGAATGGTTATCCAGGATATAAAAACTATCGATTTCTCCGTGGTTAATGCATTTCTTTTTAGAAAGATGATCCTTCCTATAGGTTTTTTGCAGCTTGGCATCACCTTTATATTTTTCATTTTTAAGTATGTTCAGCACTGTACTGGAATGCCACGTTCCTCCCGCAACCGTTGATATACATTCGGCGTTCAGTTCCTTAGCAATCACAAAGGTACCTTTCCCAGTTATATAGTCGTGAAAAATTCGTTTCACAATGTCGGCCTGTCTTGGATTGATTACCAAATCGCCATATTCATCTTTGTCATAGCCTAAAAACCGGGTAGCATTAATCGCTAGTTTCCCTTTTTCAAAATTGCGCTTGTAACGCCATTTCTGGTTATCACTAGTATTTTTGCTTTCCGCTTGTGCAAATGAAGAAAGGACGGTAAGCATCAGCTCACCGTCCCCATCAAATGTAGAAATATTTTCTTTTTCGAATCGGATCTCAACACCTAAGCTTTTCATTTCGCGGGCAAGTTCGAGTACAACCGTGGTGTTCCTCGCAAAGCGAGAGATTGACTTCGTTAAGATTACATCTATTTTCTGCTCTCTCGCCAGTGCAATCATTTTTTGAAACTCAGGCCGATCCTCTTTTGTTCCGGTAAAACCTTCATCGGAAAACACACCAACACATTCATATTCCGCGTTACTTTCAATCAGGTTCCGATAATACATAACCTGGTTTTCTAAGGACTCCCCCTGCGCTTCGCTATCCGAAGACACTCTGGCATAAGCACATACTCGTTTTTTTCTAGGTTCTAAGGGCTTGGTTGGCTCAATGATTCTCACCCGCATCGCGCATCCTCCTCTCTATTAATTCCACTACCATTAATCACTCTGAACCTCTACTTAGTCAAGGAACTAAACCACTCAATAAAGATATCTCCACATAAAAATAAAAAACTGTTGCCTACTATAAAGCAACAGTACATAATATAAAATTTATAACGGTTGGCTGTATTGCTCTAACCATTTTGCCAACCACTGAATGTAGCTTAGGCGGTTTTCCTCAGAAACATTGGAAGCAGCAACCTCCATAGTTATCTCATAGCCTTCCTCATCCGTAAATATTGTCTCATAGCCATTAATATCTAACAATACAATCGCCGCTAACACTGCAACTCGCTTATTTCCGTCGGGAAAGCAATGTCCTTTGACTAAGAAATAAAGTAACATGGCCGCCTTTTCAAATAAAGTAGGGTACCGTTCCACATCAAAAAATGGGTACTACTGCGCCAAAATCGACTCCAATTTTTCTAAGGAATCAGAACGCAATCCACTTCAACCCGAAAAGTTTTTTATACCATATTCATGTATTTCAAGTATATGCTCAACATCCAGCAGTTTCACTTACTTAATTGAGTGAGCATTTTTGCGTATTTCTTTCCGGCTTTAGCTACTGACGATATTACTTCCTGTTTTTCTGCTTTTATTCTACTATCAGCCGCATTTCCAGTAGCACTAATCGAATTTCTGTTTATTAACATCTAGCTCAGCTCCTTCCGTATATTCATTATAGCAAAGGGCCTTGAATATTCAATAGCGCCATACATGTTTAACCTCCCACCCGGAGGTCTTTATTTTTACCCGTACCACGTCTTCTGGAGCCATATGAAACTCAACCGCCACCGCACGATGATCATCATAATTTCGCTGCATGGCTACAGGCACATACACATCCCCCTGGTGACTGCCAAGCCCCAGCGAAATCTCCCAAGACTTATCCAGGTTAATCTTTAGCACATCTACCTTATACGCCGTATCGTTCTTAACCACTACAGTACGATCACTTTCTGCTTGCGCCGCAAGCGGCAAGGACGGATCATGTGAATTAATCCGTCCCTTAACCTGTTCTGCCGCTTTTTCAAGCGACTGTGCTTTTACAATAAAGCTAACCGCAGGCTTGGTATCTTTTCGGTTATATGCCTCCACCAACTCTTGGGCTTCCAGCTGTGCCACGTCGAGTTTTCGGGCTACAAAATCTGCATCTTGCATTTGCTCTTTGTTAAATAAAACCGCTTGCCGCGCATCTTCACCTGTAGTCCGTTGATAGAACCAGACTGCACAAATTGTAAATATTAATAGGAAGGGAACAAGTAAAATCCATCTCCAAGGCCTATAAAAACTCATAGGCCTTTACTTATCTCAGCTGCGTAATCCGTAATTCCTCGGGCAATGGCTTTTGCATAGCGATCCTGCCAAGTTAAGTTTTCTAGCATAGCCGCTTCCTCATCATTTGATATAAAGGCCATTTCAATCAGGCACGCTGGTGCGGCAGTATACACCAATACGTAAAAGTGCGATTCCTTATCCGCATCCCCATCTGAATAATCGGTTCTTCCTCTACGATCTGAAAACTCCTTATGGATTTCTTCATATATATAGCTCGCTAACCGATCCCCGCGGGTATTGCCGGGTGAAGTCCAAACTTCAAAGCCCTTGGCCTCTTTGTTTTCCGCACTGTTACAATGCAGGGATACAAAAACATCTGCTTCCCATTCATTAGATAAAGCGGTTCTATAACTCAGTTCATCGGCTTTCTTATCTTCCCAAGTATTTCTGGTAAGCTGTACTTCATGCCCCGCAGCCGTTAAATATTTTTTAACCAGCTGCGCAACGACTAAAACAACATCGGCTTCCTGTAAACCAGATTTGGCATGTACCGCACCAGGATCAACCGTTCTTCCCGCATGTCCCGGATCTAACATGATCTTCATATCTCTTTCTTCTTTTCAAAATACAGTTTTTGTAGGAAAATCGAAGGATCATTTTTAGAGGTTATCCTCTTTTGAACCCGGCTTTTTTTCTTCTCTAAGCTGCAAAAGTTTTTCTCGAACAATCGCCGGAATCATCTTGCCATACCCCATCCGATCTACGTTTTCCATAATGCTTAACCCTTCATTACCTAAATACGCGAAAATCACCATTGATCTACACGCACTGCTACCAAAGAGAGCCATATCGATCCAGTTGGCAACAATGACCACAAGCAGCATGACCAGTTTTCGTTTAATCCCTTCAAACCCTTTTTTACTATTTAAATCAGCCGTACTCCAGGCAGCAATAACACCGGTCAGGTAATCCATCGCAATAAAAATAAGCAGAGCTTTCACCAACGTATCTACACCACCAATAAGGAAAGAAAAAACTGCGCCCACAGCAGAAAACACCGCCATGATTCGCAGTTCAGTTTGTGTATATTCGACCATAAAGTCCTCCTTTATTAAACCAACCCATATTGGCCCAGCGCTGCATAAAGCGCCCGCACGTCATCTGCCAGTTGTTCACACTTATCACGCAGAGCCTGTATCTCCGTTTGGGAGTACACAGTACTGATTTGTAAACTACCAATGCTATTATCTGTGTTACTTAACGCAACAATAGCTTTAGCTGCCGGTGCCGTTCCAAAAAAACCGATCTTATCTTGCGCCGTATCTTCTTGCATCCACGTGCTTCCCTTAAAGACCATTGCCGTAGAGGTAGCTTTATTCCACACCCGCATACCAGAAAATGGCGCATAAAAAAACCAAGCGCCTCCTACAAATTGCGTAAGAGTGTTTTCTTTACTAGCCCAGGCTCCCGTGGCTCCTGGACCAACAATATATAGGTTTCCCTCTACTCCAACAGGAGGTACTGTGAGCATCATACTTTCTACCGCCGTCTGAACTAATGCATCTAAACATTGTAATGCCATGTTATGGGTAATTTCCTTTTGGGCCTGTCCTGCCACTAAATTAGGCAGTGTTAACCGAACGGTGTTACTCAAACAATCACCTCCTTTCCTATGCCTCGTCCGCGAATACTGCTCATCTGATAGATGCGAACCGTGATAAATGCCTGAACTATTCCAAAGTCAGCTATCTGGTCCGCAGCGGTATAGGTCACATTTGGTGCCGTAACTTTTAGCGTGCGTTTAATAGTTGATTCATTCATAATATCTATTTCATACATTTCACTGGTTTCACTCATCGGTACATCAACATTATCCAGCCACGCCCCGTTACGATCCCGCCGTATCCACGTAATAGTAAGATTACCAGCACCATCCCGGCTAGCAGCTACATGACAAACTGACCAGGGCTGAAACATCCGGCCTGCATTGGTAAAAGTAACTTCCCTATACGCAGCATCCGAAACTGATTTCGTAGCCGGTCCGACGCGATACGTTTTCTCTGCATACCACTCCGCCATCGATGCTTGCATACTTTCGATTCTTCCCGCCTCCAGTAGTACAAAACTTTCTCCAACTGTATGCGAACCAACCTGTTCTTCTGTACCCAGGCGTCCACGCAAAAGTCCTCTCAAAACATAGGTATTTGCCGCAACCAATGTCGCTGAACGAAACTGGATAATTTCTGACCCGATAACAGCAGCATTATACCCATTCAGTACATCTAGTTCCGGCCTCGACTCCAGCGTCCCACTCGCTAGCCATACCGTTAAACCATTCCCCTCATCCCAATATTCCGTTGGACCTACTGCCAGCGCAGTTAAGGCTTGACCAATTGTTCCCTGGCTGAGTACCTGAGTTTTTAAAAGCCAAGACGCGCCACCATCTTTTGTCTCGAAAACATTGGCACTATAGTAGGGATATCCGGTCGCGGCGATATATACAATAGGGTCTGTTCGGGTATCTGTCGGCAAACGGGGTATATCCAGAAACTCGAAGGTAACAAGGGAAGGTTCACGGACAGGCGACGGTTTCACCTCTTCATCAATCGCCCGCTCTATTCGTTTATAGGTATTACCACCAACGTCCGTTCCCTCTACTTTTAAAAACATAGTGGCGCCAAGTGTTGTTTTAGTGAGTTGCACCAACCGCCTGCGCCCGGCTAAATTTAGGTCCAATTGATCGCCGGGAGAAAGAAAAGCCCATGTCGGTCCAAGAGCGGCAGTTATCGTAGACCGTCGAATCCACGCTTCATAGAGCTTCTGTTCCGACATTTCTTTAGCGCGGACATCAGTCAGGCAAAGATTAATGTCCAAAGAGGCAGCATTTTCACTGTTACAATTAACTCGTATCGCTGTTAACGCCCCAGCCTGGTAGTCTTTATCCAACGACAAATATGTCACAGTTAACGTCTTCGGCAATTCCTGGTCATGCTTTCGTTCCACCTGGTAGATTTCGTCTTCCCCTTTGTCACCTTCTTTTGCTCCTAAATCCTCCAATGGGATATAAAATGTATTACATTGTTCTTTCCGCCGAAAAGTAACTTTGCCATCAGTTTCGCACGCGCCAAAGTTATATACGGTCATCAGTTGTTCAACCCGCTCGCGATAGGTCCGATCAGATGATACCGTAAACCCATCAACCGCGATACCAGCTAGGTCACTGGCATCAATATCGGCATCTCCTAAAACTGCATTTAATCCAGCCTTTCTAGAAGCTTCTTTTATAATACCGTCTAAAAAAGCACCATCGCACAAGACTTCAAACGTAAAGTTGGGGATGCGATTACCAAAGTCCGTTACATCCAAATCTTTTAGAACAATATAGGCTAAACCCCTATAGGCGGGAGTCGGTCGCGAAGTTTCGATCGCCGCTATAAACGGATCAGGTTCTTGGTTTTCGGTTCCGGTGTACAGCGTCCAGTTTATCGAAGAACTCTCCTGTGCCCAGAACCGCTCAGTTACTTCTTTACCATCCGCCCACACCCGGCGAATACCAGAAATCTCACCTTCACATAAGCCAATCGCACAGGAAACGGTATAAGAGTAACTGCTAGTTGTAGCTCTCCCGCCGCCCTTACCTTGCTTTTGCGTCTTTTTATGTTCCACAAAGTTAGTACCCCAAATTACATTACCGGAAATCCGAACTGTCCCATAAATCGTATTGATCAGCACTCCATAGGTGGAACACTGCAAACGGAGGTCATCCAGTTTTGCCCCTTGTACACTTGGCTGTTTAGGGCCAAACAAGCTCTGGTCAATATAACTAGCTCCCATCGTCATAACAGCAGCCCAAAAGGGGTTAGCGGCAGCAATGGTGTTTGCAAGAATCAGAGTGGCCACTAGCTTTCCTCCGGGATGCGAAACACATGCCGTAACGACCGCAGCCACTCATCGCTTAGTGGCATTTCCACCGTCCGGTTCACATCCAGCCACGCATGAATAAATTGACCATTACCAGAATCAATTCCCACATGATTAGAAGCTTGGCTTAAAAAAGAAAAAAGCAGCACATCGCCAGGCTGCCTACTTTCTAAAGGGACTTCATTTGCATATTTGGATAACTCTTCCACTAACCTGGTTTCACGCCCCGAAATGGGAATGCGATAATAATCGGTAGAGCACTCCACCGGTCTTCCGGTAACTTCAGTATACACACCACGAACCAGGCCCACACAATCACAGGCTATTCCTTTTAAACTCGCTTGGTGCTGCCAGGGCGTCCCGATCCATTCTCTCGTTTCTGCTACAATTGCATCGCTAAATATTATTATCACCTACCCTCTGGCGGGATTAGTTCCAGCAACCACTACATTGGAACTACCCTGCGTGGCATACCCCGTCTGATAGTCGTTTCCCGGCACATAAGGTTCTCCTCTGAAATTGAGTAAGTTATTGAACCTGTTTATACAAGTAGACAAGTTACGATCACACCCAGCTGAAAGAACAAATGTGTCCCCTACCTCCGGCTTCCAAATCGTCGGCAGATATACCTCGATGGTTCCATCTGCCAAATAGGTTTTCACTTCGACTGTCGTATTTATATTCGTACCGGAAGTCCAGCGGAGACAGCCATAGTCGTAGAATCCCGCTGTCACCTGTACATTTGTCGTAAACTCCGTATCCGATTCTACAGCCAGTACTATTCCCGTTGTTGTATAGTCCGTCAAATTGATTTTGCATTTTACGTCACCCAGTGTAGCTCGGCAAGTCTTTTGGTATACCGCCCCAGCTTTTTGTTGATACGCTTCGGTTAACCCGCGAATTTCGGCAGTAAATCCGTTTTTTCCATAACGCAGTCTGCCGATTGTTCCTCGACGCAATACAAGCCTGGAATCACTAATATTCTTCCAATTAACCAGATAAATGCTTACCTTGGCAAAATCATATACACCACCCGCCAGTTCATTTTGAGTTATACAATCCGCGGTTAACATTCCGTCGACATCAAGATTATCGACGGCAAGCGAATCGTTCGTGTCAACCGCTGTCGGGGTAAAGCCAGTAGCCGCTTCATACGTAACGCCGTCAAAAATAATATCCTGATCATGGCTGGTAAACCCCAAAACTACACCATCTGTTCGTTCAATGCGCCAGCAGTACGCCGCCGTTACTACTTCTTCTGTCATCCAAGGATGAGGATGAGGATCAACAAGCGCTTGGACATATAAAGCGGCAAGTTCCGATCTGTCGTCTATATATCCTTCAGCATACAAATCGGAGAGCTTAGTCGCATTTAGCATTTCATCGGTTAAAAATGCCTGTACATACAACCCCGCAATTTCTGCCGAAAGCCCCTCCATGTATACCGTCCCGTTTAGTTGCGCCAGTTTTGCATTCGCCATATTCGTGCCTTCTCTCTACGGTTTGACCTTATAACCGATCTGCGCCGAATTGCATTGTTCCGGCGTCCAAGTGCCATCAAATTGTATCGTCTTTAGCGTCATATTCGTAGGAGCCGCACTGAGTACTGCTAAATCATCTGTTCCAATCTTTAACCGCCACTCAGAGCTTGGAAGGGCGGATCCAGCAATAGATCGTGCCGATACTTTTATAGATTTTACGCCCGTACATACCAATGGCAAATCACCAATACTGCAAAAAACTGCGTCATCGGCATTCGAAAATTCGGCATACCGCTGCGTTTCCACGAAATCTTTCTTAATAAGCTTGTCTAGGGCCGACGAGGTATTATAAAAGTTTCCACTGTTGGTAACTTGGTATTGCGCACAGATTAGATCAAATGTATTGCTCACCCCGGCTATATACGATAACTCAGAGGTACCTAGTAGTCCATTACCCGCATAGTAGTAAGACGCATCTGAGTTATATTTGTTATCATCCGCCAAAGCACTCACCGATTTTACTTGCGCTGTCTCACAGAAAATGGCCAAACACTCTCCCGGTGCAATCACCCAGTCGGCGGGAAAATCCGTTCCGGCTACAAATGTTTTTATTCCAGTGGCTCCAACAGTTAGCTGCGATGAGACTAAGCGGCGGGTGTGTTTTGTAGGTGTTGCTACATTCCTAGCGCATATGCCGATATAACAAGTTCCAACTGTTGAAAAGTTGGCGGTAACGCTGGTTAAGGTCCCAGCGTACTGAAAGGCTTGTTTTTGAATATAGGTTCGATTCACTGTAAGGCCGCTACCTCCAGTAGAAAACTGGTTGCCCACAAAGTCGTAGTATTTCGGCGGGTTGCTATCGCCTGCTCCGGTAAGGGGAAGAATTACCGGACGCTTGTTAGCAATCCGACCTGTGGTAGTTATAACAAGATCAGAAATATATTGCGGAAGGCTATATCCTGAATACGAACACCAATAGGCACAAGCAATAAGATCAGTTGACAATCCGGTATCTCCGGTAAAGTCTACAACAAGCTCGCCATTTTTCCACACTTGAACAATACCTGCTGTAGCATCCCGTTTAAACCTGACTTCGATTTGTGTCTGTACGCCAACAAGCATCTGAAACGTACCTCTGGCTATATTGTTGGCATATACCGTAACCACCCTTGTGGTATGGTCAATGGCAAAGTACAGCAAATCCGTAGTTAAGTCAGATTTTCTTAAGGCCAATAAGCGGTTTGATGCATAATTTCCGTTGGTTGCTGAAATATAAGTGATTTCCGAAAGGTATACTTCGGATACAGCCTGCGGGAAATCATACCGTAAGACGTAGTTAGAACCATTTTGTAATTCCACGACGTAATAAGGGGATAATCTGGCGTACGCACTATTTCTATTTTGTACACAGTTACTATAATAGGAAAAATCCTCAAGCAACCCCACGGTGTAAAAGGTAAATGACATGCTGTCCTCCTCAAACCTTTATTTCAATCACGCTAATCCCAGACCAAGAATAACTACTCCAATTATCAATATTAATCGGCATTTCATCGGTATCAAAACGGCAAGGAATATCAAATTCAAAATCTGCGGTTACCGCGCCTGAAGGAACCTCCACAAAGGTAATTCTCCCTGTTGCATAGTCCACAGTATAACCATCGGTTTGCAGCGACCCGTTGATATAAACCTTAACAGTGCCTACAACCGGTTTATAAATAGTTCGCACTTCAGTATAGCCTGCTGCATCAGTATACGTTTTTTGCATTTGATACACTAAAGGCGGTCCGCTGCCAAAAACACTACAGCTTTGTTTTACCCCCGTAAAATCTGCCCAATCCTTAAAGCGAAACCCATAAGCCTTACCTCTTCTGGCTCGAAAAAAGGCAATTAATATATCCAATTGCTTTTGGTTCTTCACCCCATGCGCAACGTTATATTTGCAGCGGGCTTGCGCCCAGTTCTGATTGCGCTGTTCTCCGCCACTGGATGTAGTAACGACCCCGGTCGAATAACCGGGGCCGCCTGTAGAACCAAACGATATATCCGGCGGAAACTGCACTTCATGAAAGCTGCTCATAAATTCCGTCTGCCTTGCGCTAGAGCCATATTCATACTGGCTAATATCTGCCCTTGGGACTGCCGAAAGGAATGCGCGTCCGGTGTGGTAATGTTCATAATAATAGTTGGAGTTGCTCCTTGCGATGCTTTTGTCTGACTGGTTTGTTTTGCATTTAAGATATACCCATCAACAGCAGGCACAAAAGTTTCCATGCCAAGCTCATTCACTTTATATAGCGTTCCGGCAGACACCGGACCACCGGCGGCTCTTGCCGGTAAACTTGCAGCAAAAGTGTTGAAACTGCTTGGTGTTGATGTATTAGGTGACAATCCTTTAGTACTCCCACTTACTCCGGTAAATACGGATAGGACCAAGCGGCTGGCTACCCACTGGGCCGCCATATCGGCGATGATTTTCATAATTTTACTGCCTAAGTCCTGCCAAGCATCCCCAATAGACTTTGTACCGGTAAGGATATCACTAAAAAAGCCTTGAAATCCACTATAGAGTCCACTCATGGATTCAGCCATATAGCTCATCGCCGAACGGTGTGCGTTTTTCCACATCTCATAATAGGTGTCTAAATATTCCTGCCGTCCCGCCAGGTTTTGTGCCTCTAACGCTTGCTTTTCCATTAGAAGCTGAAGATACCGGTCAATGTCGCCATCTTTGTTGGCCTCTTCCAACTCTTCTTGGAATTTCACCCGGTCATAATGCAAGTCTTTCAATTTTTGGTTTTTCTCAGCTTCAATGGCTACTTGCTCTGCTGCAACCTGCCGCGAAAAGCTCACCATACCATCCGCCGCAACTTCAAACTGAATCCCATTGGCCTGCCAGGCTTTACAGAACTCTTCCTGCTCTAGTTGGGTAGCACTAGCAAACTCTGCTGTCCAATTCCGATATTTACGCTGAACCGCCTCTATTTGTGCCACAGCCTCAGTTTCAAGATCGAATTTTTCTTTTACCACCCCTGTTTTACCGATAGCGCCTAACTTAACACCTAAAGAACGCGCCGTATCTGCTGCCTCATCCCAGATGCTGTTTCGTTTCTTTACTTCTTCCTCCATAATCTTACGACGGCGCACAGAATATACAGCTTCCAGTCGAGTTACATCTTGCTGATAGGTTTCATTGGCTGCCTTGGTTTCTTCCAAGGCAGCCATTTGTTCTGCTTTCCAAATATCCAGCTGTTCGAGTTCCGTTTTGGTGGTTTGTATCCATTGGCTTCGAATTTCTTTAGTTACTTGCTCCGCTTTGTCTTTCAGTTTATCCCAGGTACTCTTTCCACTACCAGCACCAGTATTAACGGGAACGACAGATTTCCCACTGCCACTCAATCCAGTAAAAGTCGTAGATAAGCCGCTAATACTTTCCTTTAGGCCCTCAACGCCGGAAGTAATTTTATTACCAATACCATTCCAAGCCGTGCTAATACCATTAGCGGCTTGTCGTGCCTGCTCGGATGCCGCAATCGCTTCTTCTCCTGCAGTCGCCGCACCTTCAGAAACACTTTGCAGCCAGCCAGCGGTAGCTTGTTGAATGCCGCCGCCAAAGAGATTAAGGAGCGGCATAATCGCCGCTAATACCTTCTCCACGCCGCTATATACCACACTTTTGAGTTCCGCCCATTTTTGTACGGTATAACTAACCACCCCGGTCCAGGTATTGGCAAACAAACCACCTAATGGCTCCCAGGCTTGCCAGATCACCCAAGCTACCGCTCCAAGAGCCGCGCCACCCGCAATAAACGGAGCTAATGGCGCAATTGCGGTCCAAGCAGCAATGGCAAAAGAAACAAGGGCCGGAATAGCGGCAGCAGTCAAGGCACCAGCCACAACAAATATGGCCAGCGACAATTCTTTAGGTATCAATTCCCGTAAGGCGGCATTCACTCCGCTCCCTTTTATATACCCCGTAAATTGGTCAAGGTAGGTGGCTAAATTCTGCATACGCGATTTAATATCCAGCACACTAATCAATTGGTCGCCCATTTCACGCAGAACAGCATTTACATTGTCTTTTATTGTACTGAACAGGCCGGGGATTTCTTGGGATAGTCCGGCCATTCCACCTTTGAAATTGCTCTGCATTCCACTCAGCACCGCATTAATCCCGGTGGTACTGTCAATCGCTCCATTTTCCGCCAGCTTCATGGCCGTAGGAATATCTGTTCCAATTGCCTCCGCAAGATACCGCCAGACAGGAACTCCAGCCTCAGCCAATTGCATCATTTCTTCCGCGGAGACTTTCCCTTTTGCCTGCATCTGGCCAATGGCAAGAGTCATTCGATTGACGCCTTCTTCGCCAAGCCCAAGCATGGCAGCACCGTCTCCTAACGCAGCCATTATCGGCAGAATGTCTTGGGCGGCAAAGCCAAAAGCCAAAAGTTTCTTAGATGCGGTTACGAGTCCGGGAAGTTCAAACGGGGTTTGAGCGGCAAACTTTGCTAAATCTCCTAGGAACACCTCGGCCTGCTGACTGTCTCCTAAAAGCGTAGTAAACACTCTTTTATTGGCTTGCATGTCTCCGGCCAGCTTTATACTGGCTAATCCTAAAGCTCCCATGGCCACTGCCGCCGCGCCAAAGCCGGTAACTACGCTTTCCGACATCGCCATGGCCTCAGAGCCGAAGCCCTTTCGCATGGCGCGTTTCGTACTTTCCCACTTTTTAAGAAAATCCGAGTTATCTCCACCAATGAAGATGGTCATGGAAGCATTGCCCGCCACCCATTCACCCCACTTCTGCAACCAATTTCGCTAGTTCTGTCTTTACTTCACCCTGTGTTTTTTCGCTATGCTCTTTTGTTTTAGGATCTTTTCCTAACAGCATTTCCACAGTAACAGGCCGTTTGAGTTCATACGAAGTACAGGTATTAATAATTGGCGCAACAAATCTAGCCGCCTCTATTTGCCGTTCTTGTGTCCGCCAAAGGTACCCTTCCACTAATTCTTGGAACTCTCCCGGCGTAAGCCGCCCAAACTCCCAAGGTTTGAGCGCCAACGCTCCGTAAGCAATAGGAGTCATCCGGCTCAGCCACTCGGTTACTGTGGCTGAGCCTCGTTTCCCAGGTCACCGCTCATTTCTTCGCTTTCTGTTTCCATTTCTTCGCCCAAGATCTTGGACTTTCTAACCGCTTCGCCAATTTTAACGGCAAGGTTCTCTAAGGTCCCACCGGTTTCCAAATACTCTTGCATCATTAGCCCAACCCGCTGCAGGGTCAAGCCCTTCTCGGCATGTTTTAAGCCACCCCACAAAAGCACCCGGATCGCAGAAAAACCTGCTGCCATCGGATTCCCCAGTACATACAACAGCGATTTCCCGCCCATAAGTTCTTCCATGTCTGCCGCCGCATTAATATCATAACGAAGTTTTCGTTCTTTACCGCCAATCGCGATATATACAGACCCTGTCATTTACTAAGCCTCCTCTTATTTATATAAAGATAAAAAAATAAGTGCATGGAAAATACACTTACTCTTACTATACCGGGGCAACTCCTGGCGTCGTATCGCTTGATACGGGAACAGCAATAAGGCCTACACAGGTGCCATTGGCTATGGCAATATTTAGCGTTGAATCATTAGCCGCCGCTATTTTCCGGGTTAGAATAACCGCAGCTCCCACGCCGCTAGTATCAAAAAGAGCAGCTACGCCACTATCTACGCTTAACGCTTCCCGTACTTTTTGCGCCACTACGGCTGCCGAATCGTTCTGGGCCACGGCCACACTCAAGGTTTTCGGCGATCCACTTAATCCCGCTGCAGTAATAGTAAGTGTGGCATTACCTGCAGTTGTAACCGTACCGCTTACAACTAACGTTTCTACTTGTTTCATCCCATTTACTTCTTCCGGAGCACCACTGCCATCGAGCTTTATCTTATAGGTGGCTACCCCATCATGCGGGGCTTCTTCAGATAAATCCGTGATAGCCGCATAGCCTTGAAACTTACTGCCATCTTTGCGTACATACCGGACATGCACTAAGGTTCGGTTATAGAAGCACGACAGTAACTGTTGCCGGGCGGCTTCCACGGTTAGCCCAGCCACATCAGTCAGCATAACGGCATCAGCATCCAGGCTCCAGCTCATAAGTCCGGGAACACTGGTTGTCCAAGCGCCGGATAACTTGTTACTGGCATCAATAACCGCCGCCGTCATGCTGAGTGTGGCACCACGCTGTCCTCCAATAATAATCCAAACCGGATTTTCTGCCGTTCCGGTGTTGACCTTGAGTAAAAAGTCTACACCATCGCTAGGAAGTAAGGGCATTTCATCCCTCCTTGATGTCAATCATAGTCAATTTAAAAATAATAGTAGCTTCTCGATGTATTTCGTAACGTTCCACTGTATGGCTGTCGATCGCACTCTGTACGATCTGCCAATTATCACTTACAAGCAGCTTAGGGTGCATAATGGCGGAAATAGCCTGATCGGCTAATTCCGCCACTTCTTTATCGCCTTGATACTCGCTAATTACCTTAATTGTCGCATTTACCAATGCTCCAGATAGGGTTTTCGTATTCCAGCTTTGGGCCGCAGTATCGGTTAACACCACAAAGGGCGCTTTCTTGCCAACCGGTACTGCGTCATATACCGCAACTTTCATAGCGGATTTCAGCCGTTCATATATTGCTTTATTTAACGGAGATACGGGTGACCGGATCATGGATTCACCTCTCGCCGGACAGCGGCCTTTATTTTTTCTTCAATCCCAGGAAGTAGTTCTTCTCTGGCTTTTTCCGCGAAATGTTTGGCTTTCACACCTCGCTTGGTTCCATACTCCTGGAGCGGTGCATGGGGTGCTTTCGCCCGAACCATGCGACTAATGCCATATTTCCCTTTTTGCGAAACAATACTTTTTCTTAATCCACCCGACTTTACCGGAGCCAATGCCCGCTCACGCTTTCGAATTTCTTTTGCCCCAAGTTCTGCTTCTTTTTCGATTGTTAGGCTCACATTCCCGGCAACTAAGTTGCCAAACGTAAGACATTTATCAATACCCGTAACCCGAATCGCTATCTGCATCAATTACTACCTCCCGGCACGTGAGTCGAAGATACGCTTTTTTCTCTCCTTCATCAACAGGCGGCCCAATTTGTTCAAAGATACGATTTTTATATTCCAGTCTGTCGGTTACCACTATATCCCGGCGATACCGAATGATAATCTGCTGCACAATTTCAGGCACCATCGCTTCGTACTGATCCTTCATGGTTGCGGTCCGAGTCGTAATCTTAGCCCATATAATAGCTTTTTGTACATAGGTGGTCTGAAATCCGCCTTGACCGTCCGGCTCTTTGGTTTGCTGATGTAAACTTATCCGGCGATTGAGTTCTCCTGGGTTCAAACATCTCTCCCCTTGTTTCTGTGCAAATAAAAAACCCGCAGTAGAAAACTGCAGGCCACATACTATTATGGATTTTTTAATGTTTTGTCATGCTCACCAATATTGCGGAGCAATACACCGTCATCGGTATATTGCCACGTCATGCGAATCCCCATAGTGACACTGGCTTCAAATAACCCTTCCTGGCCTTGAATCTTTTTTGTACGTAACGAAGGATGTCGCGGATTTTCTACCATCAACTCTAGCTTGGTTTTCAGCGCTTTCTTAATTTCTACTGGCAATACTTTAACTTTTTCCCTAAAAAGCTCGGTATAGTAAATATTCATAGTTCATCCAAACCAAGTCCCTTAAAAAGTTCGTCTTTGTTTTTTGCCAGTTTTACCTTGCCATCATTAATCTGTTGCTCCGCTTCCAATTCATCTTTTTGCCATTCTTTCGAATAATACCATAGTTGATCACGGGGAATAACCACGACCGGCGTAATAACCAACCGTCCTTCTCTTTCCTCAATATCCAATTTATCTCCAGGTTTCAACTTCATCTTTTTTAACAACTCAACGGGAATTGTCACTTGTGATTTTCGTTTCAATTCAACAAGCATTCCACACGCCTCCAGAATTAAGTTTGAATGTTTAACTTTCTAACTTAATTCTAGTTGAAATTACTACAAATAGCAAGCATATAACACCCGATCTATATTGGCTAATTCTTCATCTAACACCTACCATTGGTGCATCCTATACGGCGAAAGAAGCGTGTATACCACTTTCGGGATAGCTTCGCCAATCCTTTGTTCATAAAAATGACCAATAAGAATAAGCATGGCCTGCTTGACTGGCAAGGGAAATTCCTCTTGTAAGGCAATTTGTAGGTAGTCTTCACAATGTGCCTTGGCCACCGCTATAAAATTAGCGAGAAGGATATCTTCCTCCTCGCCGTCAATACGTAGGTATTCTTTTACTTCATCTAATTGTAACATTAGTTACTCCTGTGCCTTGTTCATCAGCCCCGCCGCTTGCAATTTTTGCAGGAGCGCATTAAAGTCGACTTTCAATTCTTCCACCGTGCTTGCGCTGCTCTTTTCCTGAAAGCTCGCGCTTGTTAGTGGTGTTCCATTTAGCAAGATCACTCCTTCAGGTGTAATTTCAATAATACCACGGACTACCCATCTGTCCCCACCTTGATCAGAGTAGTTTTTTGTCAGCCTCATTCCACACCTACGCTTTCATTTGCAGTACTTTTATAGCTTCGGGTAAAATAAGTTTCCCATCTACACGCTGGGTTGCTTTAAAACCGACTTGGCCGGTTACAGCAAACAGTTCATTCAATCGCTGGAAACTTCTTCCCTGCCGGTCGGCCACCCAATAGTAGCTAAAGTCACCAAAGGCGATAACTTTGGCGGATGCTGCAAGGGAAGGTACATAGGCTGAGGTTTTTACCGGGCGGCTAAACAAAGTATCCGGCTCCCCTGCCGTCACTGATGGCTGCCAAAGATACTGCCCGTTCCCATCTTTAAGTTTTCGTATAGCTTTAACGGTAGCGTCATTGGTTACGAACACAGCACTTTTCCGATAAGGTGATTTTAGAGAATAGTATAAATCCATAATTTCATCAAACGTAATGGTCGTAGTACTGGCTGCCGTAACCCCAACTCCGGCTCCAGCCGTGTTATGAAAGATGCCGGTCGGTTTTCCTGAGCCATCACCAACAAAGAAGGCTTCTTCTTCCTTAGCTCCCATACGCCTAGCAAATTCTCTAGCAATATATTGCTCCAGATTAAACACGTTGTCGTTTAGAAGTTCCTCGGAAACTTTAATCAGCGTGGCTAGTTTATATACGCCAATGGATACTTGTCCAAAAGCATCATCTGATTCCGGTATTACAGCTTCTTCTTCCACCCAGGAAGCTGTGCCTTTTGATGCGACTACCGGTATTTTTTTGTCCCCGGAGGAAGTGGTAATGACCTTAGCAATTTGCCGAAACAAGTTTTCTTCCTGTAAAGCTTCCAACAGCGTACGTTCAAATTCATCCGGCACCAGGTAACCGCCTTCACTATCAGTACCAACTTGCAGCGCATTGTGTACGGAAAAGTTAGATTTACTCCGCATCGCGGTCCAGAAGGCTTGGGTATATTCCTTGGTAGCTCGAATTGGCTTTTCCGGTTCCTGCACTGCATTGGGCTGATTGGTAATGGGCGGAGTGGTTGGTTTGGAAAGTTCCAGGTCCAAAATAGCCTGCCGTTCTAAGCGTTCAATTTCTTTGCCTAGATTCACTACATCCTGTTCCATTTTTTCATAGGTTGATGTATCTTCGGCGGATAACAGTCCATTGTCGTTTCGGCGGCTGTCTAAAAATGCCTTGGTACTATCCCAAAGTTTCGCCCGTTTCTCACGCAGATCTAATATTTTATTCACTAACAACTTCCTCTCGTAAATGGCTTAAGTAACTGAAGCCGTGTCAAAAGTTCTTTATGAGGCGTACCAACAGGAACAATTGGTTCTGGTGTATCTTTGGGGAGTTTCCGTAGTAATGCATTGGTAACAGTGGATTTATCAAAAATAAAACCCTCTGCCGCTTCGCCCTGTTCGGGTGCGTAGAGGATTTTATCAGCAAAACCTAGTTCAACTGCCTTTTGCGCGCTAAACCAAGTTTCTGAATCCATCATATTGGATAGTTTGGCTCTAGATATACCGGTTCGCTGTTCATAAGCATTTAAAATGCCCTCTTTTACTTCTCCCAGCATCTTTATAGCACTTTGAAAATCAGCAGCTTCGCCAAACATCATGGTAGCTGGATTATGAATCATCATCATAGCTACCGGTGACATTAGTACTTCATCCCCAGCCATGGCAATAACGGAAGCCGCACTCGCTGCCAACCCATCAATTTGGACGGTAACTTTGCCACTATATTCCTTGAGCATAGTATAAATTTGACTAGCAGCAAATACATCGCCACCGGGTGAGTTTAGCCAGACGGAGATATCTCCTTGACTTGCGGTAAGCTCGGCTTTGAATTTTTTCGGAGTAATATCATCATCGAACCAGCTGTCTTGTGCAATGTATCCGTCAAAATATAGCGTTCTTGTCTCTTCTGTCTCGACCCAATTCCAAAATTTCTTCATTTGGTTTGCTCCATTTCCTCTTTCCGGTTAGTAACAAAGGCTCCCGCCTCCGCTAGTTTTGTCATGTTGCCGTTAATCAGGTACTGGTCTCCACCTAACTCTGCCGGGATACGATTCAAATTCTCTAATTCCCGAATATCATTGCTGGATAGCCAACCATTTTGCCGCCCGACTGCATAGCCATTCATCCGACTTTGGTAATCCCCGCGAAGAAGTCCATCCACATTGAATTTGACAAAGAGTTTTTGCTTTTCGCTCTCACTAAATAACGCTCGCTGCATAGCTTGTTCCCACCTAACCACCCAAGGGTCTAAGGTATACATAACAAATTCCAAGGACTGCTGCTCAATGTTGGAGAAACTTGATTTTTCTAAGTCACCAATCATGTGCGGCGGAATCCGAAAAATACGGGCAATTTCATTGAGTTGAAATTTTCGTGTTTCTAAAAATTGTGCTTGTTCCGGAGGTATCCCAATGCTTTGAAATTTCATTCCTTCTTCTAACACAGCTACCCTGTGGGCATTAGCACTTCCTTGATACACGGCATTCCAGCTATCTCGAACCCGCGCTGGGTCTTTTACTACTCCTGGATGTTCAAGAACACCACCAGGATTGGCTCCATTGGCGAAGAATTTAGCCCCATATTCTTCGGTGGCAATAGCCATTCCAATAGCGTTTTTGGCCATCGCAATAGGCGAATATCCCACTAATCCATCAAAGCCTAAGCCAGGAATATGCAGCACTTCATTACTTCGCAGCGAGTAACTTTGTCCATCTTTTTCATATTCGTAATAGATTTGGCCTTGCTTATTGCGCTGCACGATCATTTTATTAGGTAACAGCGGATAGATCGCTACCACATTGCCGCGTCCATTTCGAATAATCTGGGCATAGGCATTACCCCATAATAAAAGATGACCCATTAGTGTTTCTCGAAACACGAAGGAGGTCATCTCAGGGTTTGGTTCATTATGGAGAAGGTAATATAGGAAATGGTCTATGGCCTTTTCCTTGCCGCTCGCCGTGTAGCGGAAGGTATTTAGCGGTAGAGAGGCTATGGTTTCAGCTAAAATCCGGACACAAGCATATACAGCAGTTGTCTGCATGGCCGTGCGCTCATTAACCGTCTTGCCGCTGGTAGTTGTTCCAAAAAGGAAACTATATGAATTACTCCATACGCTATTATGAGGACTGGCTCGCGTTTGGAACCATTGGGACAAAAGTGGAATTTTCATATTCACCTCCTAAAATTAGCATAAAAAAGACACCTGTGATTAGCAGGTGCTCTAATTCTTATACAAGAATTATTACTTACATTGGTAGTCGCGTTAATTCATTCAAGCCATACTTTTTGCGTAAATTATAAACAGAGTCTCCCCTTACAAAATTACGCTTACATTTATATTATAAATTTCCTTTTATTACGATCCAAGACCATAGAATACGCTAGAGCAGCATGTGCTGGTGCTTAATTCACTACGCAGTGCGTAGCCATTTATGCCCGAGATAGCATTTTTCTTACCATTGTTTCGCCCCGCCTATTGTTCTCTGGCGACGTTAAGGACCTATCTATTTTCACCTTGGTAACAGGATGAGAAATTATTTTTTCAAAAGCATCCACCGCCTTGTTACTATCCAAAGTGAAATCTTTATAAAATGATGAAGTAGCCATTCTGCGCCCTCCGCCCTCGTTGGTACCATCAAAACCACTTTAACATACACTTAATTTAAATAAAACACCTGCGATTAACAGGTGCTCCAATTTTTGTCCTTTTCTATAGTCAATTCAACTTTAATACACTCTAAACATTCACTCGTTTTGTTAATTTCGATAGCCTTACACGTGATTGTAACATTATTTCGCATAAGTTGGCTAACGCCCTTAGCATAATAGCGAGGTAAGTATCCCAGCAATGCCCCTACATTGTTAGTGATTCTTATTGCATGTTGATCATGTCTATTTTTCGGTTCAGGCTCTAATCTCAACTCTTCATTCAACTGTACTTCAATAGATTCTTTACAACTTGAACCTTCACAGCCAAGGCAAAAACCGGTACCAGCTACGTAAAAGTTCCTTACCACTTTTTCCGACTCTAAATCAAATATAGGATCAATAAACTCCAAATTATCAATGGGTAATCTTGCACCACTACTCTTTAAAAGTTTATATGCATCATACTCTGACACACCATATTTTTTAAGGATGGCTTCAATGCCTTTTCTTTTTGGATCAGGTAATCGGCTTGCGAATACTGGAAATAAATTTTCATTTTTATATGTTTTATCAATATCAGGAAAAGCAATTAGTAACTCAAAGCCTGCATCTATGGCCGCGTGAACCTCATTCGCATACGAAAATTCAAATTGTCCATTTCTAGACAATTCACCAACTACATATCTTCGCTTCGATTTTGGATCTTTCCAAACTAGCTCAAGATAGTCCCTACCATTTTTTATAGACATCTTACGCCTCCTTTCTGTCAATGATCACCATTAACTTAACCTTTTCAATTATAAAGCGCTTGATTAGATTTTTTCTACTTTGGCTCAATACTGGCTCAGGATATTTCATTAATATTTCGTTTAAACTAACATCATTAATTTTCAATTTGACCAAATCTATAAATTCTTTCACTTCATGATGATAATGCTGATTTATATATATTAATAATTCTTCATGCGTTGGTCTTATTTTTCTTTTCGCATCAATTCTTACTATTGACCTAGATTTTGTCCTAACAAGCGAATACAATCGATTTAGATCATTTCCCAAATATTGCTGCACCTTATCTTCTGTTACATAACAACACAAAGATGAGCTATTATCGTACAATGGAGAGAATTTATATATTCCATCTCCTTGTTTAATTATTGCCCAATTATTTTGATGACGATCCGAATTTCCTATCAAATAATCAAATACAAGCATTTTTAACAGATCTTTAAGAAGCCCATATTTTCTTATTGACTTGACCAGCATGTGTATTGAATATTGTTCATCTAACGAACTATCATACATTTTCTCGGCACTATAATTAGGATAATATTGATTAATAAGTGATATCCCCTCAATAAGTTCTTCACTATCTTTATTAATCAAATAACTCATGGACCCTTCACGTTGTTTAAAAGTACCTATTTCCACTTGGGCACAAGGGATTTCCAATAATGCTGCTAAGTCAGATGCTAACTTTTCCGATACATGGTCCTTGGTTTCTAAATCTTTTTTAAATTTAAATAAACCAATTTGACCAGTTACCGAATTTATTAACCATATTTTTTCACTGCGTCCGCTACCTTCATGAGCACCATCATAAACTTCCCAGTTGCTAAAGTCTTTAAGCATTCACTCCTCCAAAAGAAGATATATTAAGCTTAAACTATATTTTACCACATTAATATTCTTATTCCAAGTTAAAGCAACTCCACAATCAGCATTCTATTGTAGTCATACTACCACGCCGCTAACATTTATTATAACTACAATACCAAAATTCCCCGTTCATCATATATACTGGCTTTATTCTCGTTTCGAATCGCCCGGTCTAGTGCCATAATAAGCGCCACCGCACCGTCAATACGCTCGGTGCTTTTTTCTTTATCCGGCTTAATGTTACCGGCTGGGTCTGTCTTAATATAAATATTGTCCATCATCCACCTGTATACAGGGTTACCACCATGAGAAATATTCTTTTCCAGCGTCAATTTCATAATCTCCTTTGAAGCTGGTGACATATCCTTATAGCCTTGTCCAAATGGAACAACCGTAAAACCCATCCCCTCTAAATTTTGCACCATCTGTACAGCACCCCAACGGTCAAACGCAATTTCTTTAATGTTATATATTGTGTTGAGTTCTTCAATAAAAGCCTCAATAAAGCCATAATGGACTACGTTTCCTTCGGTAGTTTTGATATACCCCTGTTGCTGCCAAATATCATATGGGACATGGTCTCGCCGAACTCTCGTTGCCAAGTTTTCTTCTGGAATCCAAAAGAAAGGCAGAACAATGAATTTCTCAGTATCATCTCTTGACGGGAATACTAAGACAAAGGCGGTAATGTCGGTGGTACTGGATAAATCAAGGCCACCGTAACATACTCTTCCACGTAAACTGTTTAGATCTATAGGAAAAGCACACTCGTCCCAGCGATCCATCTGCATCCAGCGAACTGATTGCTTTACCCACTGGTTTAATCTAAGCTGTCGGAACAAGTTTTCCTCGGCTAAATTTTCCTTCGCACTTTGAAAAGCGGCTCTAACTTTTTCTATGGCAATAGTATGACCCAGTGACGGATTGGCTTTATACCAGTTTTCTTCATTTGCCCAATCATCGGTATCTTCGATACCATAAATAGCCGAGTAAAATGTCGGATCAATTTTTCTGCCGGACAGAATATCCTTTGCCTTTTGGTGTACTTCATAGCAAATGGAGTTTCGATCATTGCCCGCCGTCGTAATTAGAAAAAATAGCGGCTGTGTCCGCGCATCTCCCGAACCTTTCGTCATGACATCATATAGGTTTCTATTGGGCTGTGCATGTAGTTCATCGAAAACCACAGCATGAACATTCAAACCATGTTTGGTGTACGCTTCTGCTGACAGTACTTGATAAAAACTATTAGTTGGATAATACACCAGCCTTTTTACCGACATGACTGGTTTTATTCTTTTTTTCAGCGCCGGACACTGATCCACCATATCCACCGCGACATCGAAAACAATGGATGCTTGCTGCCGGTCCGATGCACAACCATAGACTTCTGCCCCCCACTCATTATCACCGCAAGTCATGAGTAGAGCTACAGCAGCCGCCAATTCGGATTTACCATTTTTCTTGGGAATTTCAATATATGCGGTATTATATTGCCTGTAACCATCTTCTTTTACCGTACCGTAAATGTCCCGGATAATTTTATCTTGCCAGCCTAGAAGCTCAAAGGGAACCCCACGCCACTTTCCTTTGGTATGCTTTAAACAGTTGATAAAGGTAACCGCATGCTGCGCTTTATCTTTATCATACACTCGTCTTACCTCCACTTAGCAAAATGAGTTCCATCGGATCAGCGGTTTCTTTTGTTATCCCATCAGTGACAATTCGGCTTCGAGCCGCTGGCGTCAGGCCAAATTGTTCACAAAGTTTATTCATAATCTTTAAGTACGTTTGGGAAATAGATACCTGAGGTACTTGCTGCCAATACCCGGAAGGGGTTTTTACAATAGTGCCATGCTTGCTAATAAACTCCTCAGCTTCCTTCCAACGGGCATACGCTTGGCAATATCCTGCAAATGCCGCTAAATCCATGCTGGTTAAAAGACCTATATGCTCCAACTGTTTAGTTAACCTGCGCCATTCTTTTTTCGCTTCCCCATCGAGCCATACCGGACATTTTGGAGCCTTCGCTTCCGGCGTAGGCTCATTTCGATTGAGTTCTCGTTTTCCTGGATTTCCTTCCAGTATCTTTAAGACAGTTGGTTTTGGTTTTCTTCCCTTTTGAGCCATAGGTATTGCCTCCCTATTTCAATCAAAAAAGGAAGCCTCTCGGCTCCCTGAGAATATCCTGATATTTTTTTGTCTGACCAAGTTAAAACATCGGCTTTTACTATTTTATTCCTAGTTCAGCTTTGCATCGTTCCAATGCTTCCTGTAAAAATGCTATATCAATACCATTGTCTTGATATCCTTGGCTGATGGTAGAAAAATAGTATTCATTAGGTAATGCTGGCTTGCTTTCATACTGCCGAGTCATCACATACACCATCACTTTTTCCGTTCCCACTGGAGTCTCAACCTCTACTAACTTCTTGGTATATAACGTCGGAAACCCTTCATAGCGGTCCAACGATTTTTCACATTCGTTTGTGATCTCCCATAATACCACCGGCACTTTACCGTTATTAATTACTTCCACATTCGCTACCCCAGACTGAGTTCCCCGAAACGTCAATTGGTAACCCAATAGGCCTCCGTTTCCTACAACTCGCGCCTTGGGGCAGCGTTTTTTCATTTGGCTTAGATTCATATTACTGCCGTAAGCAGCGTAAAGTTTTGTTTGCATTATTTGCTCCTTTCGCTCTACCGCCTCGAACACTTGGCGGATTAAGGGGCTTACAGCCCCTTATCTAGTTACATTTCAGGCGGCGTTTCTCCACGCGGAGTCACCAGTAAGATTGGCTAGAAAATGATAGCGACAGGTCTCAAATTCCTTACCGATAAGCCCCAGCCGAAGCATCCAACAGCGAAAGGTGTATTTTTCATTATCGGTTACTTTTCGTTTCGCACTTGCCGTTTTTTGTTTTAATGCCTGATAGCTAATGGCTAAACAAAACTGAATGTAGGCCTTTATTCTTCCGGCATGCAGCGTTCCGTTAAAAAGCCGAAACTCAATGGTACCTTTGGTAAATGTACTGTGCAAGTTAAGGCCGTGGTAGCGACTGTTATGGTAATGTCGTGTTCGGCTTTCTGTACCGTAGTTCTCATACCAAATATCGGCTAAGGCTTCTATAGTTTTTGGCTTTTTATTATTAATTTTCTGTACTAAGTCTTCATTCACTTTTTTGCAATATTTGATTCGCGCGTAATCAATGTTTAAACTTTTATACAGCAATTCCTCTTTACTGGCCACTAAGTTCACCAGATTTTTTAGGCTGTTCGGGGTATGCGGTTTGGCATCCACATGAATGTGTATACCGCAATTATGCTGGCTGTCGCTTACCGCCCCTGCTTTTCGAAGCAAGCGAATCAGTTCTTGCAAAGGTTCTACGTCTTCATAGGTTAAAATGGGGCTTACCAGTTCTACTTTATACTCGTTACCAGCAGAAACCAAATGTCCCTGTGTTTTTTTCATGGCGTGAATACTAGAATCACTGACCATCTTCCAAGTTCTTCCCTTGCTGTCTACTATCCAATATTCATCATAGGAACCGCCCTGATGCTGGATTTGGCTAGTAAAATAACTTGCCACCACTTGTGCCGCTTCTTTTCGTGTTATCCCTGTCAT